TGTTCTGGGTTTTGTTCGGCTAGTTGCATTAACTCTGGCTTTTCATTCTGAATCATTTGCAATATTTGTGCTCGAGCCTTCAATGAAATGTGTTCACTTACATGAGATTGTAACAATGCGTATACGGCAGGGTTAACTTGTACCATTCTTGATTTAATAAATGCTATATGTGAAAAAATATGAGCATCGTGGTTTTGTGTTGGGAACACCACTGGTATTTTCATACGTAAAGCCTTAGCATTCTCCATCGCAGGATCAGTTGGTGCATCTTGGATATCAGCTTTGAGCAAACTATCAATATCTTTAGTGCCCAGCGCTGTGTAAACACGGCGGTACGCTTCATGAATGTTATGCATCTCTGGAGCACTTTGAGCAATTTGCAATTGTGTCTGCGCTAAAGTAATTCTTTGAGTCATTGAAAATATATTTGGGTCTGCAACCGGAATTACATCTACTTCTTCACTAAAATCTTTTGTTTTTATCAAACGATCTCCACCGTAAACTGAATACGGGTAGACCGGTGGTAAGTAAGTTCCGAAAACTTTACCTAAAAGTCTAAATTCTTGTCGCATTGCATAGTAACAACGTTTGTGAATTGCACTCATGACCCTTGAGCCACGTTCCTGTAGTGCAACAGTTGTACCCACGGCCGCTTGTTGGTTACCATCGCCTGTTTGCATTTCTGAAATGGCTGCAAATTTCTGTCCAGCTGCTACTACAAAACCTAACAGCGACATTAATACATTGGAAGGTTCTTTAAACGGTAGAATTTGAAATTGATCCTTAATATTTCCACCAGGAGCATCTACATCTCTAAACTCTCCAGGTTGAAACGGTTGATCTTCGTCCCTGATTCGCATCCCACGGCTCTTGAAACCTGCGGGTAAATTACTTAATGTCCCTGCATCGAGCAACTGTCTTAATGCTGCTGTTGCCGTTTTACTTAAACCGCCAATCATGTGTATTAAACCAAACCCATAAAATCCTAGACCTGGTAAAAATTTAAAATGAACAAAGTATGCTTTACGCTTCATCAAATCATCTTCTTCTTCATAATTGCGATAAATAGATAAGACTTCTCTTGAGCCTTCATCTAAAGTTACAATAAAAGGTACTTTAATATTTTTTTCATCATCACCGTTGATATCAAATTCATCTAAATCTAAATCAACGTGCATTTCTAAAACATTTAATTGATAATCAGAGTCGTCACTGTTACTGGACCCTTCTAATTGATCGTATTTATCTTTAATATCGTCATCGTCTAAACGACTGGGTAGTATGTCTACATCACGATAAAAACCTGAACGTTGTTTTTTTAATACATCATTTTCACTCATACGAATGACATGGGTAATTCTTTCACAATCATTTAAGTCACTAGCGTAATACGGAACCACTAAATCTTCAGCCGGTACAAATTTAGATACTGCTCTTTGCATTACATCATCGTAATAAACTTTTTTAAACGCACTTCCTGCTAACGGGAGATAAAATAATAATTGGTCAAACTCTGGAGTGTACTCTTCCATCTTATCCATAATCATATAGTTCATGAATTCTTTTACACGATTAGCTTGTGCTGATTTTTCATCCGTTAGTTCGCCTACCACTTGTGTGCGCACCGGACCATCACTGGGTAATAATTCTTTATAAGCTTGAGCTTGAAATTGAGTAACTGCCTCGGCTAACATTGGATGGGTCACGGAACTAGCGCCTTGAAACGGGCCTGTTTCGTTGTTGTATTTAAAACCTAACAAATCTAAGCCTGAGATGTAGGATTTTTCCCAATCACTTCTTGATTCTTTGTCTTTTTTGTAATCGGAAATGAGTTCATTTGCCATTCTAGATAAAACACGTTCATCTAAATCTTCAGCTAGGTTTTCGTAAAAAAGGTTTTCTTCTTCCCCTTCTTCTACTTCCTCATCGTTCTCCATTTCCATCTCTTCTTCAATCTCTACTAAAGGAGATTCTAGATCTTCTGTAGTAGTATCTAATTCGTTATCAGCCATCGAAAATATCCTCTAGTAGTATTTATACTCTTTTGGGGGTCTATCTGTGCTATCCACATAATCCGAGTATAACTCAACAAAGTTTCCTTGGCGATACCTTAATATTGCTTGAGTTGTGGAATCAACATAGTCGTCATTTGCCCCGTGTGGGAAAGCAGCGCATTCGTCCATCACGTCTTCTGCAAATTTTTCACCGTACGGGTACCAGACGGCTCCACTTTCAAAAACCGGAGCACAAACGTTTACTCTGGTATGCTTGTCGTTACCTCGGGTGGGTGTAAATGGTACCACTGGAATGCCCATACGTCTTAGCTCCTGGGTCAACGGCTCACCACTCGCTTTCTGCTCGACAATAATCGTTTCGGGTTCCCAGTATTCATTCGCATCGAGGGCCACGGCTTTAAGTTCTGGAAAATCAAATTTACCTCGTATGGCATCCAATAAAATAATATTAGGGGCTCCTCCTTCTTCTGGAAAAAACACACCCCAGGTCGTGATCGCAGAATAATCCGCCGTTTCTTTTTTAGAAAACGCCGTATCATAGCTTTGTATGACATGCTGTAAACTTGGCAATTGTTCATCTTCCCATGGTTGCCACCACTCACGTTTCAGGATTGCTCCTTCTTCTGCCGTGGGGTTCTGCATATACTGTGACGACCAGTTACGAAGAGGGATAGAAGCTTTAATTTTTTCTAATTCCTCTAATTCCCAATATTCTGGCCACACTGGGTTCCCTGATTCGAGTATCGCTGGAAATGAAACTTGTTTCCAAGAATCTGCTTTGGGTTCGGTTTGAGCCTTCAGCAATCTTCCTGTTAAATCGTCCTCGGCCCAACGGGTCATAACCACTAGGATCGAGCCTCCCGGTTGTAAACGTTGTCTGGGTCCTGACACATACCAATCGTACGTACGTTCCATGGCGGTATCGGACATAGAATCTTGCTCCGTGTGAGGGTCATCAATAATCAATAAATCCGCTCCACGGCCCGTGATTGAGGAACCTACTCCAGCAGCATAATACTCACCGCCGTGACTTGTTTCCCAACGACCTTTGGCTTTAGAGTCTTCACGCAGTCTTACGTCACCAAATATTTGTTTGTATTCTTTAGAATCAATAATGTTACGTACTTTAGCCCCGAACCTCGCTGCTAGTTCAGTATTGTGGGATACCTGCATAATTTTTAATTTTGGGTACTTACCAATCATCCATGCAGGGTAGTAAACCGATGCAAATTCAGATTTAGTATGTCTGGGTGGCATATTGATTAAGAGCCTCCCTTTTCTTTGGTCAGCTATATCGGTAAATTCTTTTGCTATGATTTGATGATGGCCCCAGTCTTCTGGATCTACAGATTTTCTACATACAAAATCCGGCCAAACTTCTTCGACAAAATATAAAAAATCGTCCTGACAAAGTTTAATATGCTTTATCCAAAGCCTTTCTACTTCGAGCCTCATTTGCTCGGTTGTCATTTGTTCTGTCTTCATGAGCCTCCATTATAATCATTACTAGAATTTTTACCAGCATACTGCGTCTATCTAACTTAATCTTTACCTTTTTTTTTAATTACTTATATAAAATTTCCTAGATTCAATTTTAATATATAGTGATTGATTTTCATTTTAGGAATGAGCCTTATAAAATTAGGCAAAAAAAAACCCTCATTAGAGGGCTTAATCGTTGAGCTTTGATTACTTATATAAATAGTCTATAAGATTCTTTTTTAATTTTAGTACAATATTTCTTGTACAAGGTATTCCTTTCTAGTGCGAATTTCTTAGTATCAAATACTTTTTTCGCTAGTACTTTTTTAACGTGTATATCTGTACTAGTAGAATAAAAGTCGTTTCTTAATTCATCTTGTATCATGTCTTTTAGTTCTTGTTTTGCTGTATCTAGCGATTGAGCTAATTGCATGATCTTAGGATTTTGTAATAATGCTATGTCATAATTACTTTTTATCCTCATAATTTCTAACGCTTTATTTTCGTATTTACTCATTGTGTAACCTCTTAATGTTGTTTTGATTAATCTTACAAGATTAATTGTACGCTCATTTCTATATATGTAAAGCGTTTATTATATTATATTTATAAGTATATAAGGTTTTTCCTGGCGTCCATTAGTATATTAGTGCTTTCTTATGTAGTCCAGGAATAAGACTATTATATATATGTATAAATGATTTGATATATATAACTTATATGTTATTATTGAGAGGTAATATTAACAACATAATGAGAGGTCAGAAAATGAAATACAATTACAATGCAATAGATTTTGATACAGGCGTACAAGTGGATAATTATCCATGGGGATTTAAATTAAAAACTAGTGTTCGCTATTGGATCGAGACGAACAAAAAAGGCAATAGATTTATTAGATGTACATTAAACCCTAAAACTAATAAATGGTGTAAGCCGAAAATGTCTACTTATTCTAGTGTTATGGTTATGACAATAGAAGAAAAAGAAGATAAAACTTATGTATCTTATGAGGGTATTGGTAATGGTTCTACTATTGAGAAAGTTTGTTTATTTGAAAATACACACAAGGATAATCTTAATAATTTACAGCTTAAACAAATATGCAAATTAAAGGCCTATAGTGCTGTGATGGAAAATGTATCTTTTAGTTTCAAATCTGCCACTACTGATCAAGAAATAGAAGAATCAGATAAAAAACAAGATGAAGCATTAAATGCAATAACCAATACAGCTAATAAGATTTATAACCAATGCTTAATTAAAAACAATTTATAAACTTAACAGGGGCTAGAAATAGCCCCATTTTTGGAGGTGTAACAATGAATACAAAAGAATTTATACAGTTAGCAAATAAGAAAAGACTTGCCAATAAAAATGAATGGGTGTTTTTAAATGAATATGTAAATAATATACCACTTGCATATAAAGCATTTGGTACATGGGTTCAAGTAATAAAATACAAGGGTGTAAAAGATGAATCAAATATGGATATGAATGTATCAGAATTTAAACAATATTTATTAAACATAATCGAGGTGTAACAATGACTAATTATCGAGCGGGAATAGAACGTATTAAACGAGCAAGAACAAGACAAGACTTGCAACGAGTAGAAAAAAGTCTTGCTAATTGCTACAGGTATAGACTTTTTACAGATTCAGAATATACAAGCCTTGATGGCAAGATAGTAGATAAATACATAAAATTGGAGGTAGTACAATGAATAACAAATACAAATTCCCATTATATAATAAACTGATGTTTAATTTTATGTGTTGGATATATAAAGGCAATACAGAAAAACAAATAGCTATGATTTTTAAATATGGTGATCCATACGGTTTATTTGATATGGTCAAATGCAAGTAAGGTAAGGAATACCTCGAGAAAAATCCTGACATGGTTCAGGATTTTTTTTGTCTGTAACTTAATAGAGTAAAAAAAACCCCTCTAATGAGGGGTAAAGGTTGCCCTTCAGGGCGCGAGGTAAGAGCATAATGCTCCTAATGAAATCTATATGATTAGTATGAGCTTGTATATATTTTATGTCAAATATAAAGACGTTGTAATAAATCATTTATATGGTATCATTAGGGGGTATTTAACAACAATGAGGGTAG